TTATTTTGTAATGCTTCAGAAGAAATACCTCCTCCAAAAACTTTACCTAAATTTTCATAAATTGATGAAGGCAAAACTGCGCCAATCGTAGCGCCACCTGCGGCACCTGCTGCTTGATTATTAGGATTATAAACCGCACCCTGTAAAGCACCTGAAGCAACATTTTTTACAAAGGTAGAAGAGAAGGCATCTTTAATTCCTGACAAAACTTTATTATTCGCAATTGATGGATGATTTAATAAACTATCAATAGCCTTCCCTGATTTAGAAGCTAAATTAGCTAATTCAGGAACTTTTGTTACAAGTTTTTCAATTCCGCCAGGAGTAAAGTAAGAACCAACTTCACCAGCCAAAGCATTCACATTATCAGGAGCATAATTAAATGCTTTATAAGGTTTTACATCACTTCCTGTTAATCCGTTATAAGCATGAATACCTAAATTAGCTGTGCCTGGCGCTATATTTGCAACTCCCTGCGTCAAACCTGATGCCATGTCTTTTGCATCTTGAACCGTTTGTTCAATGGGAGTGTTTATATAATCTTGAGCAGCATTCCCTAATTTATCCATAATTGATTGCTGAGGTACCGCAGGAGGGATCCAGCCAACAGGAGGAACAGACCAATCTTTAGGTGGGGCAGAATTTTTTTCAATAGGAGCTGCAGCATCATTAGATGGAGATTTCCATCCAGCAGGTGGCGCGGACCAGTCCCTATTTAAGTTATCAGTCATTATGGTGTCCTTGTGAAACCTGCAGCAGTAGCATCTTTTACATTTGCAACATGCACTCTATGCACTGCACCAGCTTTATCTGTCATCCAAGTTTGATTAGGACCTGCTGCTTGATCATTATTATAATCATCTTGATCTTTTGAGTAAGATAATTGAGACGGTTGATGAGCCCATTTAAGCATGGGTGAAGTAAAATAATTCTTTGCAGCGTTTAAACCATTCGGAAGAATTTGCTCATTTTTAGCATCCCAAAAAGGATTTTCTTGCACATATCTATTCCATAGAGCATCTGCTTGAGCGGGTAAAAGACCATTATTTTTAGCTTGCGCATAGAAAGGTTGTTTTTGTAAATTTCTTATTTGCAAAGCATGATCAAAAGCCATTGCATTCTCTACTGAATCATAAGGAGCGGTTCTAGTAACTTTCATTTTACTTCCAGCATCAAATTGACCTTGCGTGATATTTCCCGCACTTAATCCCTCTGACAACTGAGTAGATCTAGTGGAAGCATATCTATCCATATCTGCGGCAGCCGCTGTTGTTGCAGGTAAATTTCCAAAAGCCGGACCTCTTTCTAAGACTCCTAATTTTCTATGAGTTTGAAGAATATTATTATCGGCAATTAATGCATCATTTGAATTCTTAGAAAAATCAGCTAATTTATCCTCACGATCTTTCCATTGATTAGCAAAATTTCCTGCTTCAGCAGTGGCAGTTGTATTTACGGCATTACCTTGAGCATTCGCAACCGTTCCAGCATTCACTCCTCCGGCTGATCCTGGAATCTGAACACTGCCTGCAACCCTTCCTATTGTAGAATCTGGCATTATAGAAGATGTCGAGGACGGGGAGGAATTAGAATTAGGATTTGAATTAATAGTGAAATCCTGATTAGGAGAATTCTGGGTTTGAATGGGTATATTATTTTGATTACCCGAAATATTTTGAGAATTTCCAGAATTATTACTCCCTAATCCAACAGAGGATATAATCCTTCCCAAGAATGAAGGTTGATTGGCACCTATATTATTTCCACCTATATTATTTCTATTCATGCCATTAGTTAAAGATTGCGAAGCATATTTCACAAGATTAGCTCTTTGATCTGGATCCATAGCAGCTGTTAAAGCTGGATTACTAAGTAAACTTGTGGCTAAAGTGGCAGGCGTGAAATTCGCAGTTGCATTAGCTTGATTAGCCTGCGCATTAGCAAGAGAAATAGCCGCTTGGTTTTGCTGTGGCTTATAATACATATTAACCGCAGAAGTAAGCGCCTCATTTACGGGATTAACCGCAGTAGGCGAATTCCAGGGTGATAACTGTTCTTGTCCAACTGGCATAATTAAACTCCTACATCATTGCCGCATCCATACCAAGACCGGCTAAATTTCCCCACATATCAGAATTAGCTTTTGATTGCGCTTGGTTATATTGATTTTGAGAATTAGTACCTTGTGATGCTAAATTAGCTTCACTGTTATACATATTACCAACACTTTGGCCTAATTCATTGGAAGCATTATAACCCATGTCATTTATACCCTGCTCCCCTTTAATCCCTTCTCCATACAAGCCTGTCATGCGATTCATATAATTATTATAATCTTGTGAAGCCAATCCATTTGCTACGCTCATATTATTTTGTTGATGCATATTAGAGCCCGCCATCCCTCCTGCCGCAGCCGAATTATCACCTGCCATTAATGCTTGGCTCAATTGAAATTGATAACCAGGGGATTGCTTATAACCCGCGCCTAGGCGTGCATTAAGGCCACCTGGATCATTTAACATTTGTCCGTATTGATCTTGCAACGTTCCCATTGCCCCCTGACCTGCATTTATATAAGGACGATAATAGGGGTCCATTGCGCCAGGTATTTTATTTAAATAAGGCATTCCAGAATCAGCAGGATTTTGATAATCTGGCTGTCCTTGCAATGCACCTGCAACACCTGCGCCGAGTCCTGCTGCTGCTCCTAAATTTCCCCAGCTAGATGACATAAATATTCCTTTTTACGTTAAGGTCGCGGTTTTAAAAATCGGAGCGCCTGAACCATTGTTAATAGCAAACATAATTGAGTTTGCTGTGCTGTTATATAATCCTGTTCCAAAATTACAAGTATAAGAAAGATTCTGTAATTGATTATTCTGTATTATGGTGATGTTAGAAGCCGCCTGCGGAGGCAAAACAATTCCTTCCTCACCTGCAAATTTTTGTAATGTATTAATCAATTGATCGAAGAATTGACGCCAATTATCATCAATATCTCCAGTCGATTTGTCAATTAGTCCCTCAACAGGCAAAGATGGTATCTTAATGTTATGTCACTCCCTTATTGATATATTTCAACTTCACCGTTGCCAACTATAAATCTCGAGAATCCCCAAAATCTCAATTGGAAAGTCATATCATTTATCTGACCTAACCTTTGATATTGAAATTTGCTTTTCCTAATGCCGACAGGATTCATATTCTGCCTCCAAGAGCTTCCAAATGTTTCGCTTCCATCTCTTGATATTGATAGATCAACTGCTTCGCTAGCTTCATGCACAATCGTAACATTAAAATTTCCCTGCATGCATATTGGATGTCCATCCTGAGTAGTAATAACAATATTATTTTGTGTTGTTATTTCACTTCCAATAAAAGGTTTATTATGAAATATTGTTTTAATAATATTATTAGGCTGACCATTCTCAATCAAAAAAGAAAGGCTTCTTCCTATGTACCATCTGCTGCTAGGCAAGCGCAAATGAGGTAAAAATAATATTCTAGGAATTTCTTTTATATTTGTAGGCGAATATTCAAAATCAGTAAATTGCGTACCAAATTCATATAAATTACCATCATTAAAACTTACGAAATAATATTTATTATTAAAAAATACCACTCTCTTTGCAGGGTGATAATTCATGTTTTCATCACAAATTGTAAAAAACTTCTCAGTATTGAAATCGTATATATAACTTAAATTATCAGTTTTAAAAGTAATTAAATAAAGTTGATGTCCATCTTGCCTAAACAAAAATCCAAATGAGTCTTGCGGCGCTTTCAATTGTGATAATTTAAAATCTATACCATCAGTTGAGATTTTCTTAACATTAGAACCTGTGCTATACATAATAGCGGGACCTGATTGCTCATTTGCAGAAAGCCATACAACAATGTCACCATTTCCCGCAATGGTATTTGCACTTAGACATCCATAATCCACATTAAAAGAATCCAAACGAACATAAGGAAATAAAGCAGTACCTTGATCGTTCCAAGGTTCTATAACAGTGCTACCAAACACAAATAATAAATTTCCCGCGCCAGGAAATCTAATTGCTCCGATTACTAAATCTGGTTTTGTTTGCAGTTCACCAACGTGCTGCGCATCATTTGGAAATATCACGGTATTCAAACCAGATAAACGCCAGGTATCCGTTCCCAATGCCGCTACAATAAAACGTGAATCTTGAAATGTAATATATCCTGGATTAAATCCTAAAGTGGCATTAGGGATTGTTATAAAACCACCCATCAAATAATTATAAACATATAAATTTACTGTATCTGTTATAGCAATCTGACCATTGTTATTTTCAGATATAAATACATCGCCACTAGATGTTGCTAAATTTCCGATAAATTCTTTTGATATTCCTTTTTCTACTCTAAATACTAAATTACTTTCTACGGCTACCATTATGTTTCCACGCGAGCTGCTATAAACATCGCGACCTAAAGCGCCAGCTTGCAACGTTAAAACATTTTTAAATCCCGCAAAGGGAACCATAAAATCATCGGATTGAATGAAATTAAATGCTTGCTCACTTGAAATTTTTGGATAACGACCAAATTTTGTAGAACAAACTACATTGAATGGCACATGTTTTATTTCGTCTTCACTGCGTTGCATCGGAAAGTCTCCATCCTGAATAAATTAGTATGGCAACCAACCTGGAGATAAATTTACTTGCGCGAATGTCAAGCATGCAGCACCTTGTTGAAGTGTAGAACTCTTTATCTGATTCAAATCTGCGGGCGATATATCCATTAATTTTTTTCTAATTTCTTTTAATTTCGCTGCCGCTTGTGCAGGCATATCTACACCCCAATCTGAACAAATGTATTCAGCCAGGGCATAACGCAAATATTCAATGTAAAATAAATCATAAACAGTTGCTAAATCTGTTGTCGCTGTTACATCTGTTAAATTAAATTTACCCATGTATTTCATTTGCAGAATTTGTCCGCAATTGAAATAAACATAAATATTCATACCTCCTAAAACTCTTTCGGCACGATAACTAAAAGGTAATGATTCAACACCCTCTATCCTGCCTCCTCCAAAAAAATCTCTACGCGAAACAGGTGTCATTGAAAACTGAACTCTACTTAAATTAAAAGTAATCGTTTCCAATGAAACCATGTTAGGAATAAAAAATACTTGCTCTCCAACGGTCGGATCAACCGTAGAAAGAAATTCTCCTCGTGTAAAGTAAGGTATTAAGCGAACGTCTGATCCTTTCACTTCTAATAAAGCATTAAGCAAGTCCAAACCATCAATGAATTGTTCTCCACTGACAGTTTGAAGTTGACGGCTTACTACTTGAGATAAATAGTAAGACTTATTTATTAGCTTAGTGACTGAATAAGGAATCATTCGCTATCCTTGAATTACAGTGAGTATTGATAACCAGCCACATCAATTGCAACTGCTGCGCTACCTGTTGATAAAATATAATTTATAACAGGCGATGAAATAGTGCTAATAACTACAGATTGCGCCATTACCAAATCTTTAGAAAGAACATGTACTGCGGCTACCTGTCCAATAATTTCAGAAGGATATCCGGTGCCATTTCCAGGCTGCAATCTCAATGTGTCACTTGCTGCATAGGGCGTAAAGTTTGAATAAATCCAAACAGGCAGATTATTAATGTTAGGCACTAATGTAATTAAATTTACATTTGCTGCGCTGGTTGAAGTACCTGCGGTTACTGCCGTTGCTTGCGGCGCATCATAGAAAAATAATCTTTCATTTTGATTACCATAATTATTACCTAATAAAAAATGTGAACTAGAATCTGTAGCCATCTGACCAATCCAGCGAAAATTAGAATATCCAAATGGAAGCAATGGTGCGGTTCTGGAAAGAGAAATCAAAGCATTTGGTGCTAATCTATTGCTTGCATCAAAAATTACATGAATATAATAAAGAGATGATGCAGCAATTGTTCCTTGATCTAAACCGCCAATACCCCTAAGAGCACTATTAATATAAGTTATTGTATTAGGTAAAATGCCTGGCTGTGCTGTTTGAAAACCATTTATTATAGATGTGCCAGGAGAGATTAAAGGAATCTCGCCATACCAATTCCCTAAATTAATATCAAATGTATTTGTGGAATCTCGGCAAAGACCCGCACCAATATCAATTATACTATTTGGAGTTACTGCATCATTGGAAATTAGAAACCCATTAATTGATAAAAGGGGTTGATTCGAAATTGGATCAGAAGCTGAAAATATTGTCATTATTAAATCCTCTAAAAATTCGTAAAGTTAAAGCCCATGACAAATTGTCATAGGCTCCTTTCACATCCTTATTACATTGGGAACGCATATTGTTGCGAGTAAGAGCAAACTAAATTACTGCCCCATGTACCATCAAAGGTCGTACCATATTGGTTTTGACCAAATGCAGCACCAGTTGTCATACGCACAGATGCGCCGGTTTCTGGATCGATTTCATTTCCGGTTGCGAAAGGTGATTGATCTGGCAATTGTGGCATAGCAAGATAGAAAGCATCGCCGTTTACCATAATCCCGCACTTTCTTGAAGGTAATGGGGTGAATTTCATGCCCGCTACAATATTATTATTAATATTTGCAGCACCATTTACTAATTGTGATTGAAAGCCGTTTCCTTGACTTGCATTTTGGCCTGCAACTAAATTAATAACTACCGAACCACCAACGCTTGCAGCATCTGCAATTGCTCTGAATTGAGCGGGCTGGGAAGTTAAATAATTTCCAATAGAAGTAAGAGCGCGAAGATTTGGAAGACCTGCTACACCATCATTAAATTGAAATAAATCTCCGGATCGCACTGCAGCAGCAGCCGTGCTACCTGTTAACTCTGTAGCAGTAATTTGAATGATGTTCAAGCCTGTTGGATCATTAGTACTAACTACAGTAAACACATTATTAGGAGCCGTTGCGTCACCAACAAAACCCGAAATATGGGTAGGTAATAAATTGGAAACATAATACTTAACGCGAGGACTCCCAAATTCACCCAATTCCCAGGAATTAGCAATTTCATCATTTCTAATAGGAGAAAATTGATTTAAGCCGCTACCGATAATTGCAGGAATAATTGTGTTTGGTAATACAACTTTCCATTCTTTTGTCGAACCAATTTCTTTAAAATTTTCGATGGATTGTTGTAATTGTTGGTAAGAATTAATAGGGCTTGAAGCATTACCGAAAAATCTTGTTGGTCCTGATTCTGTATGCAATGCGCCCGTTGGTACAGATTGACCTTGATTATTAACTGTCATTACAGGACATGCAGATGCCACGTTTAATGCGACATTACTTTCAGCTTGTGCGCCAAATGTTTCAACTGCTGATTTCCCGAATTGTTCCATGTAAGAATCAACATCTTTATCAACGTTAAAAATTTTGTTTTGTGCAGTGAAAGCATACGAAACGATATAAGCTTGATCGCAAGTTAAGGTGACTAAACGTTGGTTTGCGGGGCCGAATATCGCAACTAAACCCTGATTTCCACTCATGAAGGGCGGTAAATCAAATGTAACTGAGCTGCCCAAGTTATAACGAATATCTGGAAAAGCTTTAAATTTCTTGTTTGTTAATTCGCCAATAAACACATTTAAATTGTTTAAATAACCCATCATGGCGCGTTGATAAGTTTGAACCTGAATTAATATATTATTAGGAATTGTCATAGAATATCTCCAAAATTATTTTTTAGAAGATACTGGCTAAAAGCCTATGATTATCCGCGATATTTCCGTTTGAAATCGCGGATTGATCCTTTCGAGCCAGTATCACTACCAACATTTAAAGGAGTAATCTGGTCTAGCGGATCAGATGATTGAGCCTCTTGAGCGAGAGCATTAGTATTCTGTGAAATTGAACTGCTTAATTCGTTCACAGCCTGTAATGCTAATTGGGGTTGAGTATGAGAAAGCGTAATAAGATTTCCCATTTTCATGGGGTTATCTGTTAGCTCTTTCATAATATCCCCAGGATTTGACGAATTATCTATGAGCTTAATTATCGGGCCCATGTGCGTCCAATCCAGCTTTTCAAGTTTAGCTTCAAGTCCAGGATGCTTAGCTTCAGCCGATTTCATCTTTTGGACGAAACCCTCTGCTTGCTTAGTCGCTACTTGCTGCTGTAGATGTTGCTGCATGTGTTGAGGAGCTTGCTCCGCAATCATACGTCTAACATCATCGGGGGACATTTGAGGCATGCCGCCTAAAGACTGGGATTGTTGTGGCTGTTGCTGGGGTTGTTGCATCGGTGGTTGCGCTTGTTGTGGCTGCGCGGCCTGTTGCTGTTGCAACTCTTCCATCGCCATCTGTCTTCCCTTCTCTAAAGCTTTCTGTCTTTCACGCTTGATAACATCGCCCATTTGAAACTTGTTGTAAATTGGCTTTTGCTCGTCATCAATCGGTTGTCCCGTATCTTCTGCAGCCTTTGGCGTTTCCTGATCTTTAATCTGATCCACTTCTGCCATCTTTAACTGCCTTCTGATTGACTGCTGTTCTCGGTGTCACCGTAATGACGAGCATTAACGCTGCAAGTACTCGGCTATTTTTATCGCATAGCTGCGTAATTAACTATGATTATCGTTCTTTGGATATTAAATTGTCAATAGTTTTAATTTAAAGTGGAACAAAGGCTATTGGTGTTTGCGCATTATCGCAATTGCGATGGAATTTATCGCAATTGCGTTGACAAATTGATATGAAATAATTAGGAATTTATAAATATATTGATAACATAATATATCTGAGTATAATGCCCAAAAATAGGAGAATGAAATGCACATTATTATAGGCATTATAGTTATTTGTATAA